CCGAGATTTTTTTGCGGTTATCTGGTAACCAAAAGTTGAATTTGGTTTACCCTTGCCAAATCATATCAGGCATCGGAGTTTGCTGTCCTCTCATCATAATCATAACAATAAAGTATGTAACGAACCAGATGATGTTAAACAACCATGCTTGTCTAACCAGATACTTTCTTATTGCCATAGACCTTAGAATTTCAGGTGCTTTATCCTGTGCTCTAAAGATTTGTTCTATGATCACTGCAATGATTGCCCCTACCACCAACGGATAGAATACAAAGTTTGCAAATGACATTATTGAAATTAAAAAAATCATTTTTTAAATACACCTAATTTAGATAGTGCCCACATTGTAACGATTGTCCAACCTATAATATACCACATAATTTATCTCCTTACTACAAGACCACCTTCATCATCATCATCTTCCTGCCAAGGATCTTCGACTTGACCCTGATCAATACGATTCCTTAAAGATTCGTGTAAAGGATCTGCATCCTTCTTATTAAAATCAACCACCAACAACTCATCACCTACCTTTACATCTGCCATCTCTGGATGAGGTTTTCTGGTAACAGTCCTGTTTCTCACATTCATGTTACTATAGTTTCTAGCCCTTTCACGTTGTTGTGCTGCTATAGTCCAACCCCTTGACATTTGCCTTACAGCAACCACTAATAAACATAACCATATAATTGAAAATAGCATATCGGTAATCGGATTCATCTTCCTGGAATATATTTTTGTGCTTGATTAAGCAAAGGTATGAGTTCTTTTTCTACTCTCTCTACAACTTCGTCTACGATACTTATATCTATGTCCATAAAGGGTGGTATAATCCCTAACAATCTTAGAGTACCATCAAGAAACAATGCAAGGCAGGTAAACCCAAGGATCATACTAATGATGGTTGCCTTAAAGTTATGATCTGCCATAGACTTCTCATCTATAGCACGTGCTTCATCAAGAGCAGCAGCGACCATTGCGTCCACCTCTGCTTTGGTGTAGAAATCTCCTAAGATTGGTATATCATGCTTGTCCATCATCCTCCATCTATATCACAACCTACCACACTACCTGCAACAACCCCTAAAGGTATTGCCCACCAACGACCATCACCTTGAGATAGTGCTGCTCCAGCACCTCCACCTAAGATACCACCAAGGATTGCTCCTTCACTACACTCATTTCCATCAGGAGATGGTGTTCTTTCACGTATTATGGTAGGTCTTGGTCTATCACATGGTACTTCTATAGTATCATGCCAGTTCTTTACATAACCTGGACTGTGTGCAGTACCAGGAACATACTCTTCTCTATATTCTTTTCTTGTACATGTACTGGATGAAGAATAACCTGGTTGGTAACTATTACTTGTTCTCCACCGTCTGTACGGTCTATGTGATCTTTCGGGTGGATAGTATGTTCTTGTGAACCAATTATCATTCCGTACAACTTGAGCATCCCGATATGCGTCAGCATTACTACGCTCTCCAATATTTTCTGATGCTTGTACTGGAGAAATTAAGAATGGTACTATCAACAGGGTTGCAAGTTTCATTTCTTTTCTTTTGATTATATAGTAATTATAGCACACAAAAAGGGGGTAGAAACCCCCTTGTGTGACAGTTTCCTATCAGTCTTCCTCTGCTAATTGAGCAAAGTATGATAGCGTATCCTCTTCAGCATTAACAGGTGAAGAAGCAACTGCTTTCTCTCTAAAATCACTAACTTCTTTACCCCAGTTAGCAGGTTTTGCGACGACCTCTTCTTGACTCTCATCAACAACAGGTGCTGTACGAGTGGGAGCACCACCAAGTACAATACTTAAACGCTTCTTCAAGTCCTCATATGACTTGAAATTCTTAGCAGATTCAAACTCAGAGAGTGAGTATGACTGCTTCCAGATGTTCTCAAGACTATTATCGTCAAATCCACCTAAAGTATCAGGTGTAGCGAACTCTGACTTATCATAGTTCCAGTACCCATCAACCTTACGGATCTTAACCTTAAAGTTTGCACCCTTCCATAGATTGAAAGGATCTAATGGAGTCTCATCTTCAAATGCAGGTTGCATTGCTTCAACTAATTTGTCAAAGATCTTCTTACCATACTTGTAAAGGAATACTCTTCCCTCATTTTCTGGATGAGCAGGATCTGAAACAACATAGATGTTAGAGTAGTAAGAGAGTTTTCTCTTCTGTGCTCTTGCAGTTGCCTTATCAGACTCACGTCCACTGTTCCATAATTCTCTGTTCAGTTCTCCAACAGGATCATCCTTACCAACTGTAGTAAGAGAGTTCTCGATGTACCACTGACCACCTGGTCCCTTGAACGAGTGCGACCAGATCTTTGCCCAAGGCATGTCCTCTCCGTCTGGAGCAGGAAGGAATCTAAGTACAGCGTACCCATTTCCTGATTTATCTAACTCAGGTTTCCATAGTCTGTCATCTTGACCGACTGCCTGAGGTTGGTTTAACTTTTCAATCTCTTGTGTCAGTTTACTAAGACTACTACCTGCAGAGGCAGCTTTCTTAAGTGATGCAAAAGACATAATTGTATTCTCCGTATTGTGTGTATTTTTGCTACTGTG